GTCATGATGATGAAGATATGGAAGAGGAACTTGACTTAGAAGCTGTTATCAGAGAACTAGAATCAGAACTTTCTGAAGAAGAGGGTGAAGATGAAGAAACAGTTGACGAACAAGATGACGCGTATGATGAAAATGCTGATAAACCTGAAGGTGGTGAACCTATGGGTGAAGGTGAAGAGTCAGACGATGACAAAGAAGATGTCAAAGAAGAAGAAGAAGGTGATGATGATAAAGATGAAGTAGATGAACAATCTGATTCTTCAAAAATCGGAACTGGTGATAACAAAGGTGACTATGCTGACAGTGGTGATGAAGATGATCCTGGTAAAGGTGAACAATTTAAAACTGTTAAAATGGAAGCTATTCAGTCTGAGTTAAAAGAATATAAAGAAGCAGTTAAATTCTTAAAAGACAAACTTCATGAAGTTAATATTCTTAATGCTAAATTGTTATTTACTAACAAATTATTTAAAGAATATGCGCTCGACAATGGTCAAAAACTTAAAGTAGTTGAAACATTTGATAGAGCTCAAACTACAAGAGAGATTAAACTTGTTTATTCTACACTTGCAGAGCAGTTCGGTGACAATGGTTCAATTAGTAAACGAAATTCAATTAAAGAATCAGCTAGTTCTAGTGTTGGTTCAACTAAACCATCTAAAGAAAGTACAAAAGTAATTTCTGAAGAAGTTCAAGTTGCTAACAGATTTAAAAAATTAGCTGGTATCATTAAATAATTATAGGAGAATAATATCATGGGAAACTATGTAAATGAAAACCTATTGGATGCAAGTCCTTATAAAAAACAAGCTGAGGAATCTAAAGCTCTTGTATCTAAATGGGATAAAACAGGTCTTCTTGATGGTCTAAACGAAGACTTTCAAAGAAGCGGAATGGCTGTAATGCTTGAAAACCAAGCAAGACAGTTAATTTCAGAAAATTCTTCAACTGGTGGTGGTTCAGGTGGTTCTAATACTGCTACTGCTGGTTCAGAAGAATGGTCTGGTGTTGCTCTTCCATTGGTTCGTAGAATCTTTGGTGAGATTGCAGCTCAAGACTTTGTATCAGTACAACCAATGAACTTACCATCTGGTCTAGTATTTTACTTAGACTTTAAATATGGTAAAAATACTGTAGCAACACAAGCTGAAGGTTTTGGTACAAATAGTGGTATCGGTGTTCCTGGTGGTGATGTTAAATCACTTGGTGGTAAAACTGGTCCTAACTCTCCATCTGGATCTTCTGCACCTTATGGTGTTGGTGGTCTTTATGGACAAGGTAGATATGACTATTCTATCAATACTAAAGTACAAAATGTTACTTATACAGATGGTGATAATGGCACATTAGCAGAAAATAAATTCGTTACTGGTTCAGTTACTTATAAAGATATTAACTTTAACCAAGAGTATTCTGCTTCATTAGCAGCTGATAAGTTATTAAAACTTCAAGTTAGATTACAAGACTTAACAAACGCTGATGCTAAATCAGCAAGATCTTGGAATGTTGTTTCTAGTTCAGGTGCGGCTGTTTCTAATATTGATTCATTACTACCTGAATTTACTTCAGTTAGTGGTGATACTGTAACATTCATCATTAAAACAACTGCTGTTAATACTACTGGTGGTGGATTATTCACAGCAACTAATGGTTCGAATCTGGATGTTGTTTTCTCAGAACAACCAACTGAATCTGCTAGAGGTGATTTTGAGGATACAGTAGGTGATGCTAATCTTGATACACTTAAAATACCTGAAGTTGACTTACAACTTAGAAGTTCAGCTATCGTAGCGAAAACCAGAAAGCTAAAAGCTGTATGGACTCCTGAGTTAGCTCAAGACTTGAACGCTTATCATAGTGTAGATGCTGAAGCTGAGTTAACATCAATGTTGTCTGAGTACATATCATTAGAAATCGACTTAGAAATTCTTGATATGTTAATGGCTGATGCTGTTACTCAAGACTACTGGTCTGTAACTCCTGGTGAAGATTATGATGGTTCAGGTGTAACTGAAGCTAACTGGAACATTACAACTTTCTATGGTACAAGATTCGAATGGTATCAAACTCTTATTGCTAAAATCCAAAAGGTTTCTAACGAAATCCACAGATTAACAATGAGAGGTGGTGCTAACTTTGTTGTTGTATCTCCAAAAGTAGCTACAATCTTAGAATCTATTCCAGGATTCGGTGTAAATACTGATGGTAACAAAGCTGAGTTTGCAGCTGGTGTTCAAGCTATCGGTTCTTTACAAAACAGATTCACTGTTTATAAAAATCCATATATGGTTGAAAATCAAATCTTGGTAGGATTTAGAGGTTCAAACTTCCTTGAAACAGGTGCGGTATACGCTCCATATGTTCCATTGATTATGACTCCTCTTGTATATGATCCATCTGACTTTACTCCAAGAAAAGGTGTGATGACAAGATACGCTAAGAAAATGATTAGACCAGAGTTTTATGGTAAAATCGCTATTAAAGACTTGAACTTAGTATAAGTTTAATTTTTTAATAAATTAGTTGAAAAACTCCTCATTTATTGGGGAGTTTTTCTTTTCTAATAATATTTATATATGAACTAATAAAATTATTACTAACTGTTTAGGAGAGATAAAATGGCAAAAAAATATAATATGGGTCCACCAAAAGCATATGATGACATGAAGTTTGGTAAACCAGTAAGAGATAAGGTTGCTAAAGCTTCAAAACTTGATACAGAATACAATTCATTATCAACAAAACAAAAAGCTCAATATTTAAGAGATGTTTATTACACAACAGCTTAATGAATCTTAAAATAAAACAACTTAAAGGGTGGGAAAATATCTCACCCTTTTTTGTTTTCTTGATATTTATATATGAAAGATAGTACCGTAAAAATGGAGAATAGTTTATGGCTAAAGAGTCATTCATATATGTAGATCCTACAATAAGTGATTTTACTTCAAGTGATACACCAACACCATATGGTATTTATGACAATGATGGTGCTTTTATATCGGAATCAGTTGATGTGGCAAAATATGTATCTAGAAAACTTGGACATCCAGTTATGCAATTGGAGTTTAATAGTTCGTCTATATGGGCTTGTTTTGAAGAAGCTACTTCTGATTATTCACAGCAAATAAATCATTATAATATGAAAAATTGGTTGTGGGATCATTATGGAAATTCAACAAGATTGAGTGGTTCTCAATTTGGTAATGATACAACATCATCAAGAATGGGAACTGGTTCAGTAGAACCAACTCATCCGAGAATGGGTTTAGCTTTTTCTTTATCAGAACAATATGGTGAAGCTGTGGGTGTTGGTGGAAGTACACCAATGTATTCAGGTTCTATTACTTTAACAAGTTCAAAACAAGTTTATGATTTAGAATCAGAAGCTTCTTTAGAAGCATCCAACGCTGGTGATAGATTAGAAATACAAAAAGTATTCAATCACGGACCAGCTGCTATAACAAGATTCTATGATCCATTTGCTGGTTCTTTCGACCAAAGAAGTATGTTGGATGATATGGGAATGGGTAATGTATCACCAGCAGTGACATTTGTTATGAGACCAATTCACCACGATATAACAAGAGCTAATCAAATTGAAACAAATGATAGAATTAGAAAATCTGCATATTCATTTGAATTGATAAATAATAAATTAAGAATTTTTCCTTTACCTGAAAGTGGTAGTAGTGGTGATAAAGTTTGGTTTCAGTATTATTTAAGAAGTGACAAAACAGCAACAACAGAAACTCATACTCAAGGAAAAACTTCAGACCCATCTAATGTACCATACAAATTTATTACATATAATGAAATAAATGCACCTGGTAGACAATGGATTAGAAGATATACATTAGCTTTATCAAAAGAGTTATTGGGAATCATTAGAAGTAAATATGCTTCAATGCCAATTCCAAATGGTGATGTTTCGTTAGATGGTGAAGCACTTAAAGCTGAAGGTAGAGAAGAAAAAGCTAATCTTATTGAAGAATTAAAAGAATTTTTAGATTCCGTGAGTTTAAAAGAAAAAGCAGTAGCTGAACAAGAAGTTGCAAATGCTCAACAAGAAGTATTAAATAAAGCCCCATTGGGTATTTACATAGGATAATATTATGGCAACTAAACCATTTTTCGTACCACAAAAAGAAATTAATTTAATTAATTCATTGAATGAAGAATTGATTGATGAAATTGTTGGACAATCTGTAGATATTTATAAAGTTAGTATAGATAACACAGAAGAAAATGTGTATGGTGAATCAACTACTAAATATTATGAAATTGGTTTTAGAGTGAATTGTTTAATTCAATTTGATGAACCAGAAGTGGAACAAACAGAATTTGGTGCTGACTATAATGCTAGTATAGAAATGTATTTTCAAAGAGCAAACTTGTCAAGTGGTTCATTGAATTTTTATCCTGAAGCTGGTGATATTGTAGATTGGAATGACCATTATTGGGAAATAAATGGAACAACAGAACCTCAATTGATAGCTGGACATCCAGCTTATAAGCATCAAATAAAAGCAACTGCTCATAGAAGTAGAATGTCATCATTACAAATTGAAGAGAGACCAAGATAATGGCTGTACAACAAATAACAAATAAAAGAATTATAAAGTATGATACTAAAAATCCTAATTTTAAACAACCTGAACCAGAAGAAAAAGTGGTAAATGGTAATGTTAAAGATGATGAAGATTTATATGGTGAAAGAAAACATACTTATCAACCTGACAACGGAAATCTTCAAATGAATGAATTTATGACAGGTGTGATGAATAAATTAGATGGGTTAACTGTTAATCCAGATATAGTTCAAAAAAACAGAGCAGTTGAAGTAGATATTAAAAGGTCAATTGCTATAGGAAAAGCAGATTTAAGTGATATCAAATCAGAAGAATTTAAAGGTAAAGTAATGAATAAAAAAGATAAATTAAAAGCTTTACGAAGAAACAGGAGAAAATAATATGAGTGGTTGTCCAGAAGGTATGATGCCTGCACCAGGAGGTGGTTGTATAAACGCACCAATTAAAAATAATTTAACAATGGGTAGTAGTTATAAAAGAGGTGGAAGACCAAAACCTATAAGAAAATTTGAACATGGTGGTCCTCACGCAGGAGCTAACGAATTTAGAAACAGAAGAACGAACCGAGTTGTTCCAACTGGTACTGCTTATCATGTACATCCAGATAAAGGACCTATGGAAGGTGCTGTTCACAATCCTAATATACCTGGTGGAACTGCTGGACATGATTTCTATGATAGAATAAATGGTAATGGAATGAGAAGAGGTGGAAGAACAAAACCCATTAAAAAATATCCACATGGTGGAACACATAGACCAAGAACAAGAGTTACTGGTCCTACATCTGGTATGAATATGGATGGGATAAACCAGTGTTCTATAACTTGTGCAGATCTTACACCTGCGGAATGTAACTCTATAAGTAGTTGTACAATAGGAAGTGTTCCAATTCCCGAATCACCAACTACTTGTACTGGTAATATTTCTGCAGCAGATTGTGCTTTTATACAAGGAACAAATCCTATAGGAGCTATGTCAAGAGGTGATAATAGAAGACCAAGACCTGTAACTTCAAATATAATGAGAAAAGGTGGAAGAACAAAACCTCGTAGAAGATTTGGTACAGGTGGGGGAATGCAATCAAATAGTTGTCCTCCAGGACAACATATGATGCCTGATGGAACTTGTATGTTAGATTCGGAAATGCCAAGTATGGGTGGAATGAAAAAAGGTGGTAAAATAACTCATAAACTTAGAAGAAGAAGATAAATGAATAGAGAATCAGTATGTATAAAACACAGAATGTCTGATGGAACTATAATGGATGGTCCAGTTCACGGACCAGGTCAAGAATGTATTGAATGGGCTGATGGTTACAAAAAGGGTGGTAGAGTTAAAAATCCAAGGTATAAAGGAAATGGTAGAAAAACAGCTAAACATTATAGTGCAGGTGGTTATTTAGTAGGTCCATCTCACGATGATGGTGGTATACCTGTAATTGTAGATGGGGTTGAACCCATTGAAGTAGAGGGTGGTGAATTTATCATAAATAAACAAACTGTAGATGCTTTGGGAGAAGATTTTTTACATAAACTAAATAGTACACAAACAACACATCATACCGGTGGATTTAATCAAGGTGAATTACCTTCACCAAGTAAATTCAAAGATGGTGGTAAAGTAAACAACAGGAGAAGTAATATGGCAAGAGGAAGAAGAGCGCCTCGTAGAGGTATAGCTCCCGCAAGAAGAATGAGACGCGGTGGAATGTCCACCGGAGTAAGAAAGTTTGAACACGGAGGTTCACATTGTGGAGAAGGAATGACAATGGGTGAACACGGTGGTTGTGTTCCACATGGAAATGGTGGTTATCGTAGAGGTGGAAGAGTAAGAACAAGACCTGTAAATAGAAATGTTAAAAGAAGAATGATGAGAGGTGGTAATATTAAAAAATATCCTCATGGTGGTATGCATAACTATGGTGGTGCAGGTATGAGTAGTACCACGATGGGTTCTTGTCAATCGTATAGTAGTGACATAACAAGTTGTAATTCTACACCAGGTTGTATGTACGATTATGCTAGAGAGAGATGTGTTGGGTAATCTTTGAAATCTAATATCCAAAAAATAAGACAACGAACAGTTGGAAGAATTTTAAGATATTTAAAAAGAAACAATCTTATATCAAAAATAAAAACTAAACCGATAGTTTATAAAAAGTAATTATTTTTTATTTTTTATATTTATACTTGACAAATTAATTTGAGGTAAAATGAAAAGAAAAAAACCATTTCAAAAATTACAAACTGGTGGTAGGGTTACATCCAACAATCCTTCAGAAATAGCGGGAAGAAATTCTATTAGAACAAAACCGTCTATATTTGTAGATAGACCTGTAATTAGTAAAGATGATTTAGATTGTAGTGAAGTTATCAATGACCCTCAAAATCCTGGATATACCTATAGATATGGTTGTGTACCAAAACAAAATGCTAATCAAAAAATAAAAGATTATTTTGCTGGAGTAAAACCAGATATTTCTGTTGTTGAATGTAGAAATGATAGAGATTGTGGTAATGGTGAAGTTTGTGAACAAGGACAATGTGTTCCTTTTGTTTCAGATAATACTATTCCTTCTCTTCCAGATGATATTGTTCCATTACAATGTAGAAATGATAGAGATTGTGGTATTGGTAATTTTTGTAGAAATGGTACTTGTTATCAAAGACCTGTTGACGATCCAATTATAATTGACGAAATAGGACCTCAAGAATATTATTGTAATGGTGTATGTGAAGAGATAGAACCAGGACAAGAATTTACTTGTGATAATTTAAATAGTTCAAGATATGGACAAGTTGTAAATCGTATGGAAGATTGTTATAGTGTTATAACTATGCCTGATGGTAGAAGGTGGATGACTGAAAACTTACAACAACGCCGTATTACCGATGGGATAACTCAAGCTGATGGTACACTAGGTTCTTATTTAATACCTGGTCAAGGTGGGGTTTTAGATATTACAGATGATAATTGGTCTACAACATGGAACACTTTTGGTAATAATCCAGCGATTTTATTGTTTAGTGATGATAGTATGGATTATACTACTTATTATAATTTTTGGGCTGCTGATACTTTTGGTACTTCAGAAATTGGTATTTGTCCTCCTGGATGGCATGTTCCAACATTAACAGAATATGAGACATTACTGACAGCTATTTCAAATATTCGAAATGAAGAAACTATTGGTAAAGCATTAAAAGAACAAGGTTTCTGTCCTCCAATGATTGATAATTGTGATTCTAATAATGATGGTTTTGTTGATGCTTATTGGAATCAATCTACTCAAGGAGCTATGGGTACTGATGATTTTTATTTTTCAGCTAGGGGGTATGGTTATGTTGATGCTGAAAATATTCCTCAACTTTATTCATTTAGAGAAGTTGCTGGTTTTTGGACTTCTACAAAATATGGACAACAATCGGTTGGATATGTCATAAGTGTTAGATATAATTTAGCTACAGTTCAAGTAGGATTTGATCAACACGGTGGTGCTGGTAATGCTAGTGATGGTTACAATATAAGATGTGTAGAGGGTGATATTATTACTGCTGATGATGGAGGTCCGGGTGGTGGTGATGTTTTTTCTTGGTGGGAAAGAATGGAAGATTATGTTCACTTATCTTCTTGGAATCCTGATGGTAACACATGGATACCAGCTGAAGTTTGTATTAATGATCCAAATATTCCTTGTGGTGATACTGAAGAATTTTTTCAAAGTAATTTTGATGTAAATATTAAAAGGGGTGATTTAAGAGCTGAAAATGTAAATACGAGACTTGATTGTCCTACTGGACCTGTATTTTATGATCCATCTTCTGGTGCTACAATACCATTTCCTAATCAAGGGGTTGGTGTTTCTCCAGGTGGTTGTGTAAGAACAACTTATTTAGGTCTTGATTATGATGAGATAGATATTGGTGAAAGTGAACCTATAAATGATATTGGATGTTGTGACCTTGTTTTACAAGTTTATGGTCTTCAACAATCTTATTCTATAAATGAAGGTAGTTTACATAATTGTTTTTATACAGATGGTATTTGGAAATACCAATGTGGTGGTTGTAGTTGTCCAACAACACCTAATGCTTTTTCGGTTGTTTATCCAGCATATCATTTCTATAACAATCCAGCTAATTGGGAACATCCTACTGGTTGGATTGGTGACGAGGAAGGTTCATGGGATGGTAGTGAATTACCTCAATATGTTGATGGGTATCAATTTGGTGGTACATTAGAAAGTGGTGGTTATGCTGAATCTATAGGTCCTTCTTGTCCTGATTTAATGTGTGTTGGTGGAACATACAATGGTATGTATTGTAGTGGTGATAATTTTTATGGTGTGGATGAAGGAACTTGTTCAGGTGGAGGTGGTACTTGTTTAAATGGTAGTGGTTGTAGTTGGGGATTTAAACAATATCCAGCAGGAGCTGTTTATGCTGCTGGTTGGAATGGTAATGATTATAGTTGTTGTCCAGGTTGTCAAACACCAGCTACTACTCCTAATGGTACTATAGATGGTAGTTGTATAAATGACTTTACAAGTATTGATAAATCTGAATTAAATTGGGCAGATTATGGTTGGAATTATAGTATGGTTGGGTGGCGTGACTATAATTGGCAGACACCTAATTATATAGCAGGTGAAAATTGGGTAGCATCTGAAGCGTCTTGGGAAGAATGGGCAGTAGGAATATGTGGTGTGAGTCACGAAGTATGTTTACCTACATCTGGTTGGCCTCCCACACCTGAAATAGATTGTGAAGCTGTTTCATTTGAAGATTGTCCTGATTTTGAAGTAGGTGATTCTCAAGGTGATATAAGTGATGAGTATTGTTATTATCCAAATGATGGTATTTCTCCAGGTGGATGTTGTGGTAAAGATATAATAAATCAAAAATGTATATATAAAGGTTGTCAAGTATACGAAGATTGTATGACAACAATGATGGAAAGATTTGGACAAGATTGGTGTGTAGAAAATTGTCAAGATGTAGAATTATTATCAGGTACATTAAAATACCCATCAAGTGAATTTCTAATAGGTGAAGGTTTTGCATATAACCTTGATACTAATGAATTAACTTTATGTTTATCCGACTCGGATGGTGATGGTATATGTGATGTTGGTGAAGAAGAAGGTTTTGAAGATTGTCCGACAAATCATTTTGATTGTAATTTAGATTGTTGTGACCCAACTGGTCAAGGTGCTTTTGGATATCCTGACTGTGCGATAACTGATGATTGTGGTGCTTGTGTTTTAGGACAAACTGGATTATTGGAAAATTATTTGGATGTTGGTTGTGGTTGTTATGGTAATAATACTCAAGGACCAAATTCAGTCTTATATTATTTAGATAGTGATGATGATTTATTAGGAGATCCAACTAATTCAATATCAGTTTGTATGCAAGGTGGTCAGGGTTGTCTTGATTCTGATACCGATGGAGTTTGTGATGATGGTGTAAAAATAACATCAAATACAAATTTAAATTCTTATCTTCTTCATCCTGATTATGTAGGAAATCCAGATGATGCTAATTTGAGTTATGATAGTGAGTTTGGTGATCCTAATCCAGATACTACAATTGGAGGTGATACTTGTGCTTCTAATACAGTAGGTTGTAATGGTTGTTGTTCTGACGACCAAACTACTTATCCTGATTTACCTGTTTGTGGTACATTTGATGCTTGTGGAAATTGTGTTCCACAACAAGATAATCCTGGTTTATATTGTACTGGAACAGGTTTTATAACATGTGGTGATGGTATTGTTGCTGATGGTATAGATTTAAAAGACAGTCCATATATAATGGCTGGCTGTGATGGTTTCTGTTGTTCACAAGGAGTCGGTTTAATATTAGAACCAACAACAAACAAAAATTTTTATGATACTTGTCATACATTTGATTATTTTTATCAAGATACAGATGGTGATGGGTTTGCTGCTGGTTCAGGTTTAGGAGATCCATTATGTCAATTTGGTGGGGTTCCTGATGGTGATTATCCAGCTTGTCAAAATGGTAATATTGGTGGATATTGTTTAGCATCAGATACAGCCGATATTGATGGGGAGTCTTGTTATTGTCCTGAGAATGTAGATAGTTCAGGTTATATAGATGGTTCAAATTCATGTTATGATTGTATGGGTATTTGTAGAGAAAGACAAACTGAAGCTGGAGATAATTTAGGACTTTCATTATGTGATACTGATGCTGATGGAAATGTTGTTCCAAATCAAATTAGTGGTTGTGCTACAATAGACCCAAATGCTGGTGTTGATTATTGTCCAACCAATCATTGTATATATGGTTCATCAGCTGTTCAAGATGCTTGTGTTCAAGGATGTGATACAATAGGAGATGGTACTGGAAAAGAATGGTTTCCATTTGGTGATGGAGAATTGGAATGTCCAGGTATCGGTGCTTTAGATGGGTGTGGTACATGTGGTGGAACTTGTTGTGATCCAGACCTTTGTCCGGGAGATAGTTGTCCAACTGGTTGTTTAGAATGTGGTTGTTTTGAAATAACAGGTGGTTCACTTGGAAGTCAAATTCCAGGAGAAGTATGTGATTGTAATGGTACTGTAGTTGACGAATGTGGTGTATGTGGAGGACCTGGAAAAACTGCTTGTAATTCAACTGTTGGTTGTAATCCTACTCAATTTTATTGTGATTCATCAACTCCTGAATATATAAATGGTAATCAAGTGGGTGCTGAATCTTGTGATATATTAGATGGTTGTGGGGTTTGTAATCCACCCGACCATGTAGCTCCTTATACTTGTAGTGGTTTTACAGAGGGATATAATGCACCTTGTAATAATGGAAACGATACATATTGTTTTGATGCAGTAGAAGAATGTCCAAATTTAGATGGTTGTGGTGTTTGTGTAACTGGTGGTGGTTATCCTCAATTTGGTGAACCTTGTACTAATTTTTCATCAACAACTAACAATACTACAGCACAGGTAGTTGGTAGTGAAATAATTATAACTTTAGGTGATTTCTGTCTTCAATCTCAAACATATTGTCCAGATGGTCAAGATACTTTTGATGTTGGTTCTTCATCAACAAATTGTACAAATAGATTTGATTGTGCTGGTAATTGTTTTTCATATGATGATAGTACGGGTACATGGGAAACTGGTGCTTCTGTATTTGACGAATGTGGTGTTTGTAGATTGTGGGATGGTATTGGTAATTGGATAGATTATAACAATGATGATGTAGGATGTGGTTGTAATCAACCAGGACCTGAAACATTTTATTATGACTATGATGGTGATGCAAAACCTGACCCTTCCGATTCAGCCTATTATCAATTAGCAGAATATTGTATAACACTTGGTGATTTATTGACATCTAATAGTTCTGATGCTCAAACACAACCAGCTAATACTGAATGTGGGGTTGATGTTCCAGGATGGTGTAATAATACTGATTGGGATAACCCAATTGATGGTCAGGATATGTTTGATTGTCCTTGTAATCAAAAAGATTGTAATGGTAATTGTTGTATTTTTCCTGGAGAACAAACTGGAATCTGTAATGATACGGGTACTGGTTGGACTGCTATAGGAAACCAAAGTGGTAATTATTGTCAAGTTCCAGATTGTGAAGGTACTTGTGGTGGTTCAGCTGAATTAGATGAATGTGGAATATGTAACGGAGTTGGTCAACAAACATTTTATTATGATGCTGATGGAGATGGGTTAGGAGAACAAAATGTTTCTCAAACTGCTTGTGCACCTCCAGGAGATAATTGGGTTTTAGTTGAAGGTGATTTATTTGATGATTATCCAAATTGTAATTGTCCAGAAGATGATGAAACTTGTGTAGATTGTCAGGGAGTATGTAAAAGAAATCCAGATGGAACTTTAATAGATTGTGCATCAAATCCATATCAAGGTGGGTGTGCTTATTTAGATATGTGTAATCAATGTGTTCACGGTACAACTAATGAAGAACCTTGTGTACAAGATTGTAATGGAGAATGGGGTGGAAGTGCATTTGAAGACCAGTGTGGTGTTTGTTGTAATTATTCTGGTGGTCCAGCTTGTAACGCTGATTTAGATTGTAATAATGCTTGTCCTGGTGATACAGGTTATCCACACTTCTTAGATACTTGTAGTCAATGTGTACCAGCTGAAACTGATCCTAATGGTAATGAAGATTGTAATGGTGATTGTTTCGGTGATGCTTTTCTTGATCCAAATTGGAATGTAAATTGTTGTAATACTGCTAATGGATATTTTGAATGTGTTGGTGGAAATACTTTTAATAATCCTTGTACACAAGATTGTAATGATGAATGGGGTTGTGCTGCTAGGATAGATGAATGTGGTGTATGTGCTGGTGGTTATGGTAGTTCATCTGGAATTACACCAGGTGCTGATGATGTAGGTTGTGGGTGTTTCTTTCCTGAACCTGCTTTATTTTATTATGATGGTGATGGTGATACAATACCTGATAATCCAGCACCTTTTCCAAGTTCACCATCTTATTTCTGTGAAACTTTTAATAGTGCAAATAATGATCCAAGTTTTTCAGGTGGACCTTGTAGTGGACATTGTCCTGAAATACCTTGTCCTAATCCACCAGTAGAGTGTTATCAATGTGGTTATCAAGGAGGTTGGTGTCCATATGATTCTGCTAACCCTCTTCCAGGAGGAGATCCTTGGGATATGATGCCTAATTGTCCTTGTAATAATACTCATTGTGATAGTGGATTAACATCAGATTGTTGTAATATGGGTAGTGTAGGTTCTTGTAATGGACACAATCAACCAAACGGAGATCCTTATCCTCAATGTTTACTTAATGATGCTTGTGGAAATTGTGGTGGTAGTTGTATATGTTCAGGTAAAATGATTACAAATGCGGATGGTAATTTAGAATGTGTTTGTGATCCAGCAACAGATACAAATTGTGTAGATGGTGAGCCAGCAGGTATTATATGTGCAGAGGCTGACTCAAATCCAGCTGTACATTATTTAGCAGTGGGTTGTGGAAATGTATGTGTTCTTTATGACCAAATACCATCTTTTGATGCTTGTGGTGACTGTGGTGGTGCATGTTTTACTCCTGAAGTACCAGGAAGTGGTGGTTGTCAAGAATGTGGTTGTGAAAGTATCGTAGAGATATGGTGTGATGATGATAATGATGGTGTTATTGATGGTAATTGTCCAGGTGGTTCAGTTGGAAGTATAGTTCCAGGTGAATATTGTAATTGTGATGGACTTATTGTAGATGCTTGTCAAAATTGTGGTGGTGGTTGTAGTTGTCCAGGCACTATGATTGATAATGGTGATGGAACATATACTTGTGATCATCCAGCTGGTATATCTTGTTCTGCATCTCAATATAATACAGTTGTAGCTGGTTGTGATGGAATTTGTGGTAGTGGTTTGGTTAATGACCAATGTGGTGTATGTGGAGGTCCAGGTGCTATTTATAATTGTGCAGATTTAACTGATGGTAGAGTTTGTGGTGGTGATGGAAATTGTAGTTATGATAATTGTTACGCTCCAGATGCTTGTGGAAATTGTGGTGGTGATTGTCAAGTATTGGATAGTGGTTATATACAATGTGGTGGTAGTGTAAACAATCAAGTTGTAAATGGTTGTAATGGTGTTTGTACTTGTGGTGCTACTAATGGTATTCCAAATTATTCAGATGTAAATGGTGGAATATGTCATTCATTTGATTATTGTGGTTTTTGTGTACCTCACGAAACTGGATATGTAGGTCAAGGTGAACCTTGTGATAATGCTCCAGACCCATATTGTGGTGATGGTATGTTTTATTGTCCAGAGGGAGGTGTTGGTGACGCTAATCTAGCAAATTATGATATTCCAGGAACTTGTAATCAAAAAGACATTTGTGGTGTGTGTAACGGACCTGGTACAGAAATAGTTGATGCAAATGGAATTGAAGTCAGTATTCCAAATGGTGGATATTGTCCAGGTGGTGAGTCTAATATAGGTAAAGTATGTA